GTGTGCGACCTGATTCTTGCGCCGGGCTGGTCCCACAAATCCACTGTTGCCGCAATTATGAAGGCGAAGGCGGAGGCGATCAACACCGTGTTTACGGGCGCAAAGGCCCTGATTGACGTTGACACTACGGAGGTCACGTACTATTCGGACGCTACGGAGTGGAAGAAAGAGCAGAACATGAACGACAAGGCGGAAATTCTGTGCTGGCCGATGTTCGGGCTTGGCGACTACATCTTCCACGCGTCGGTCCACGCCGCGGGCCTGATGGCGGCGACCGATTCGGACAACGGAGGTTGCCCGGCGGAAAGCCCGTCCAACAAAACCTTGCAGATCGACCGGGCGTGCCTCGCGGACGGAACAACCGTTCTGCTGGACCTGAATCAAGCAAACTACCTGAACAGCAACGGCATTGTAACCGCGCTGAACTTCATTGGCGGGTATGTGCTGTGGGGCAATGAAACTGCCTGCTATCCGGCGGACACGGACGTAAAGAACTATTTTATTTCCGTCTCCCGGATGTTCGGTTGGGTTGCTAATTCGCTGGTCCTTTCCTACTGGAACAAGATCGACAAGAAAATGACCCGCCGCCTGATTGACAGCATTGTTGATTCGGTCAATATCTGGCTGAACGGCCTTGTCAATGAGGAAAAACTGCTGGGCGGGCGCGTGGAGTTTCTGGAAGAGGAAAACAGCCAAACCGCGCTTATGGCGGGAAAGGCTGTTTTCCACATCTATCTGACCCCGCCCAGCCCGATGAAGGAATGCGAATTCGTGTTGGAGTACGACGCGGAATACGTTTCGTCTGCGCTGGCGGCGTAAGGAGGTAACAGGAAATGAAAGTTGACAACGGCACAACCAACTTTGCCGTGTATGAGGACGCAACGGAGTTTTACGGGATGGCGGAAGTCACGCTTCCTGAAATTACGCAGATCACGGAAGAGGTCAAGGGCGCGGGCATTTCTGGCGCGTTCAACGGCGCTTTCGTCGGCCACATCGAGGCAATGACGCTGACCCTGAATTTCCGGTCCGTCACGGCGGACGCGGTAAAGCTGGCGGAGCCGCGCAATCACCAGCTTGATTTGCGCGCCGCACAGCAGTATTGGGACAACACCGCCGGAAAATTCGTCCAGCAGGCCGTTAAGCACGTGCTTATGGTCACACCGACGAAGTTTGCCCCCGGCAAGCTGGCCCCCGCCGCGTCCGCGGAAGCGTCCGGGGAGTATGCGGCAACCTATTTCGCAACCTACATCGACGGGAAAAAGGTTCTTGAAATTGACATTATCAATTTCATTTACTACGTCAACGGGACCGACTATCTGGCTGACGTGCGAAAAGCACTCGGCAAGGCATAAGCCCGGCGGGGTTCTCCCCGCTGGGCTTTCTTATGCCCTTCTCTGCATTTGAAATTTGAAATAAAGAACCGGAGGAATCGAACATGAGTGACAACCTGAAAAACACCCTCGCAGAGGGGGCGGAGCAGGCCGCAGGCGCGCCGGAAGCCGTGAGCAATGAAACTACCCCGGCGGAGCAGAAAAAGCCCGTACAGGCTGACACGGGCGTTTATACGCACGTGTTCAAGAGGCCGTTTGAGTATGCCGGAAAGACCTATACCGAACTGACGTTCAATTTTGAGCGCATGACGGGCCGCGACATGGTGGCGATTGAGGACGAAATGCAGATGAACAACGAATACGCCCTTGCGCCTGAAATCTCCCGGAGTTTTCAAGCGAAGATGGCGGCAAAGGCCGCGGGTATCGGAAGCGACGTTCTCGACGCTATGCCATTAAAGGACTTCAATAAGATCACGAACGCGGCAAGAAGTTTTTTAATCGACACGGGCTATTAAAAGGCCCGGCCCGCTGGTGGCGGCGGGAGTGCTTCAAGCTGGCGCAGGCCACGTTTACACCCGTGAACTTCTGGCTTGATATGAACACGACAGAGATCACGGCGTGGATTCGGGAGATTAACGCCGTCACCGCGGAGCAAAGACAGCGCGAAAAGGGGTGAGGATTTGGCGGGGCGAAAGGAATATGAACTTCTCTTCAAACTGCAAGCGGCGCTGGGCGGCAACTTCAACGCGGCGTTTCAGGCCGCGACGAATACCATCAAGCAACAGCAAAACGCCCTTTCAAAGCTGAATTCCATCACCGGGAAGATCGACGCATACAGGAAACAGGAAAGCGCCCTTGAATCGAACCGTCAAAAGCTGGAACGGCTGACCGCGGAGCATGAGCGGTTACAACGGGAGATCAGCGAAACGGAAGAGCCGACCGACGAATTACGGGAAAAGCTGGCCCGGAACGAACGGCAGATTGCGCAGACCACCACGCGGATTGAACAGCAGGAAAGCCGCCTGCAATCGCTGGGCGCTGAACTGTCCGACGCGGGCGTGAACACGGCGAATTTGAGCGAAGAGAACGAGCGGTTACGCAGGACCTATGACCGACTGCGGGAAAGTCAAGAGGAATTGGCGCGGGTCAATTCCGCACTTGAAAAGAATTCCGCCGCGATCTCCGCGACAAAGGGCCAGTTGGCGACTATTACCGGGACGGCGGCGGCGCTGGGCGCGGCGGTTTACGCCGGGCCTGTTCAAGCGTCGATGGATTTTGAATCCGCAATGTCGGACGTGGCAAAGGTTGTTGACGGGCTGAAAGACAGCGGGACGGGAGAGCTTACGCAGGAATATTACAATATGCGTGACGCGATCTTGGACCTGTCAGCAAAAATCCCGATGACGGCAAAGGAACTGACGGAAATTGCGGCGGCGGCTGGTTCGGCTGGCATTGCCAGAGAGGAAATCACCCGTTTTGCGG